AAACCAAGCGGCTAAAGCTGAGTATGGATGTTCATCAAATGGAACTGTCATTAGTTTTCTATCGTTAGATCCCCATGAAAAAGTTCTTTGATCAGAAGATAATTTCAATATCCCCATTTCTGTCGCTCTAATACCAAAGTTTCTAAGAACTACATTTTCATCATTAACTAATTCTAAGAATAGATTTGGGCTTTTCTTAGCGTATAACAGTAAATCTCTCTTAAGTTCCTTAGAACTCATCTCTGATACTTTAGAACCTATTTCAACTCTCATGATAGCTTCCGCCATATCTATCTCCATGTTAATAGCAGCGTTTAAAGCTTCTATTTCTAGCTCTATAGTTTCGACCTGATTAGCAGCTATAGCTTGAGGTTTATGCTCCGCGTATAAAATGTTTCTCATTGGGTGATATAAAGACAACATTTTTTGTAATACCGTTTTGTTTTTTGGTACAGCTAAACTTCCGTTTCTAAAAATAATATGCTCCAACCTTTGATCACCAACCATCTCATCAACAAAAGGTGTTCTTTGATTAGACGTATACTTTAACTCTCTTTCATAACCAGCTTTCTCATCAAACCAGTGTATACCACTGCCTTTTAGTAGTTTTGATATAGGTTTTTTATTACTTTTCAAAAAATAAACTCTATCTTTTATCTCCCAAGTATCTTTTTTTGGTGTTGGTAAAGGTTTTTCTTTAACAACCGTTTTTGGTTGTTCTGGAGTTTTTACTTCTACGAAGTCATTCACCATCTCCATTTCTTTATTTGTTTCTTTTTTCTTTGCCATAATATAATATATAATAAAATTAATAAAAATAAAGGGACTGGGAAATTAATCCCAGTCTCTTTAAAATAATTGTGCTTAGTTCATTAACATGAAGTTATTTGCACCTTGTACTACTAAACATCTTTCAGTTAAGAAGTTCATAGTCATTGCATCTAAATCAGAAGTAACTGCTCCAACTGAACCAGTAACCCAAGTTTTCATTTTTCTTGACTCAGTGTTAGAAGCTCTGTATCTAGTATGTAAGAAAGGACGAACGATATTTCTTCCTAAACTTTCATCATAAACACTAGAAGTACCAGCTGGAATAACAACCCCACGGATAGCTCCAGCAGTGTTTCTAGCGTTGATACCACCTCTTGTAGCTAAGTCATTTAAGTATTTCCAGTCAGACTTGTAGAAGTCATAAGAACCTCTTCTGAAACCAGAGAAACCTAAATTTAATGCCATATCTTCAGAATTGTTAAATACTCCGTAAGAAGTACCACCAGCTCCGTAAGAATTCATAGAAGCTAACATGTCATCCATCGCTAAAGCAGTTGCTCTATTTACAAACATCATGTTTTCTTCAATAGCTCCATTTTTATCAAACTCAGCTAATATAGCATCAAATTCAGCTAAATCAGTAGCAGCGTTAACGCCAGTAACACCAGAAGTTTGGTGACCTCTTGATTCGATAGCAGCGAACAAACCTTCAGTACCTTGAAGCTCGTTAGCATCGTTAGCGCCACCTAAAGCAATGGAAGCATCAGCAGCTTTTTCAGACTCAATAAGTGACATTTCACAGTAATCAGCAAAACGTGATCTAGTATCACCTTCAGCTTTTAAGTACCAGTAGTAACCGTTTTGTCCGTCTTCACCAGAAACTTCAACCCAACCAATTTGAGAAACATCAGAACCAGAAACTTGGTACATGTCTTTCATAATAATCGGCTTGTTAGTAAACGTAGTGAAAGAAGGCTCGTTAGACCCTACTTTTCCAGCTACGCCTTTAGCGTACTCAGAACCGTAAACTAACACAGTAACAGCGTCGTCAGCTCCAAATCCAGCGTCGTTTAAATGCTCGTGAGAATAAGGAACAGCTGTAATAAAGTCAGTTGAACCAGCGTTTTGTGCACCACCAGTATCTGAATTAATTTGAGATACGTAACACTGAACAGTTAAAGCAGCTGAAGCCACTAAAACAGTGTCACCAACTCTAACACCGTGTGTAGTTCCAACGTCTTGATCATCGATATCAGTGTCTAATTGGATTGTACTAACAGTATTTGTTCCTATAGTACCTTTGTAAGATAAATGTAATCTACCTTGTTCTGACCAAATAACTTGGTCTGCAGCCATAGCTTCCTCAGCCCCTACTTGAGATAAGAATCCAGAAATTGTTCTTTTACCGAACACTTCCGCTTCTTTTTCCATTAGGTCTGGAAGGTATTGCTGTGCCCATCCGTTGTCTTGGATGTCTAAATAATTCTCAGAAAGAGCTGTTTTAACAGCACCCGCTCTTGTCTGAGTTGCAGGTGTAATTGCCATAATTTTGTAATTTTAAATTGTTATTTATTTTTAATTTTGAATTTGAAATCATTAGAATTTTCACCAAGTACTCTTACTTTAACACCACCAGCATCAATCTCACCACTATGTTGTTGTCGTGGATCCATACTAATGTTTTTAGATTTAGCCACGCTATTTTTTAAAGCGTCAGCCTTACCTTGTTCGTAAAAGTGACTAGCAATTTTATCAGCATTCATAGCAGTGTACATCGATTTATGATAACCCTTAGCATCTTCCATTTCATTATTTTTGTTAAGAAACTTTCCTACAAAATTGTTAATGTCGCTTTGAGTATTTTTTACGACGTCAGAGTCTTTAACGTTAAACCTAAATCTTTTCTCTCCGATGTTATATTCAAAACCTTTGAATTCCTTATTGAAAAGTTTGTCAGTTTTATTTAAAAACGTCTTATGTTGCTTTTCTGCTACTTGTTGCTGCTCTTTTGATTCCTTGTTGTATCTGTTGAAGAAATCAACTGCTTTCTGTTGCTCACCAGTGAGCTTAGAACCATATTTGATATCTTCGTAATATTTGGACTTTGCACCGTCCAGGTGTTGCCTTGCTTGAGCAACTTGCTCCTTCATGGCTAATTTTTTTCTTTTAATATCTCTATCCTCATCCATATCTTCGTCATAAGAAAAATAGTCTTCCATCATGAAGTCTATTTCTTCATTATCTAGATGAGGTTTAGTTTGCTTGTAGTATTCTTTAAGTAAAGTGTGGTTATCTAATTCAGAGTAATCTCGATTTAAATTAACATAGTCTTCTAGATCACCTCCTGTGTCTTCCATAAACTGCATTAACTTTTGGATATTCTCAGGAAGTTCTTTCCCGGTAGCTTCCGCTTCAGCAACAGCTTCTTCAACTTGCTCTGTTAACTCTTCAACCTCTTCTTGAACTTCTTCTGTAATCTCTTCAACTATTGGAGTTTCGACCTCTGTCTCTGGTTGTTTCTCTTCAACCACTTCTTCGACTACTTCTTCGACTACTTCTTCTACAGGTTTTTCTTCTGCAACCACTTCTTCTGTAGCTGGTTTACTTAAATCTACCTTGATAACATCGTTATCATCTTTACTTTCAAATTTGTTTAAATCAACTTTGGTAACGTTTTCTTCTACTTTATTGTCGACTTGTTCTTGGACAACTTCTTCAGTCGCCTCTACTTTTTTCTTTTTTGCCATAATATAATATAATAATAATTAATAATTTGTTACTGCGGTCCAAACATAGACATATCAGCAGGACCTCTACCACCTAGTATATCATTACCTGATGATTCAAACTTTTTAGCTGGTTGGTTGCCTTTTCTTTGTTCTATTAATTCGGACTGTTGACTAGCTTGTATTCTAGTTCTTTCGTCTTTACGATCTTCTTTTTCTTTTTCTTTTCCTTTAGCGGTTTCTACTTCCATACCTTTTAACTGCATGTTGTATTGAAACTCTAACGCCATTAATTGTTGTTTAGCTTGTACTTCTTGTTGCATTTTCTGTGCTTCAAGCTGCGCTTTTAATTGTTCTAACTGAGCGTCTGACTGCGCTAATGCCTGTTGTTTTTGAACCTCCATCTGAGCGGCAGCTTGTTGCGCTTCCATATTAGCTTGGGCTTGAGCTTGTATGTTTTGCTGTTGTATCATTTGATCTTGCTCTGCCTTCTTTTTCCTACGTAACTTTAAAACTTGATTAGCTAACTTAACGTTATTTATTTGTCTAACATCTATAGCGTCTTCTAAATTTATACCTTGTTGTTGTAATGACATTTGTATATTGTTCTCTAACATCATTTTTTCTTCTTCATCTGGCATTAATTCTATGAATATACCAAAGTCATACAAATGCAATTCTGACATTTCTTCTAACGTCGCTACATTGTGAACCCCTATTTGTTGTATAAATGCGTCTTTCGTTGGAGAGTACTCTATAATATCAGATATTCTTAAGGATAAACACTCTGCGGTTTCGGCGGTCAAAAATAAACCTGCGTTTAATATATGTCTAGTCGCTGTATTAGAATTTGCTGCTGCCATTTTCTGAACACCAACTAAAGCTTTGGCATCTGGAGTACTACCGTCTCTAGCTTCGTTTAATCCGGTTACATCTCTAATCATTTGTAAGTAATAATTATAATTACCTATAAGTGCTTGCATTTTATTACCACCACTACCACTTGTTATTTCTTGAATAGGTACTTTACCAGGATTCATATCGCCCTCTGATGTGAAGCTCCTTCCTATCACGGAACCAGTTTGGAAGAACATATTCAAGGCTTCTTGTGGACTATAATTAGTTCCGTTACCTAAATCAATTTCAGCAAGACCGTCTGCGTCAAGATATACACCATCCGGTACCATACGCGACATTACTTGTTGTAATTTCAAATGTGTTAATTGAATCATATCAGCAAAACCGGTTATTCTACCAACTAATGAATCTATTTTGCCCTTATACATTCTAGGTGCTACTATAGAATAATTCATTTTCACTTTAGTAAAATCACTTTTAGGACGCATCATATTCTTTGCCATCTCCCATTTAAGTAACTTTTCTGTACCAAGAACCATAGCGCCTTCGTAAAGACACTCTATAGATCTATGTAATCTTTCGTATCCACCTTCTTTATCTGCAGGTGGATTAAATGTGTCTTCTTTTTCAATAGCTTTTAAAGCGCCAGATCCAGTTTCTTTCATTTTGTAAACTTCGTTCATATAGCTCTTGAAGTTAAAGTACAGTATTTGAACTGAATTATTATCTATTTCTCTAGAAGTAGAAACACTATGGTGGTTGTTAGAATGTGTACTTTTGTTTTTTACTATATCTTCTAAATCACTTTGTGTTAAATGTGGGAATTGTTTCGCTAATTCGTTTACTGGAATTGTTTTAACTTCTCCTACATAATATATATCATCAAAGTAAGGAGATTCAGTGTAGGAGTACACTAGATCAGCTGGATCAACATAGTCAATCACAACTCCTTCCGAGGTATTAAACGTTGTTTTCACAGCACCTATTCCTAGGACAGTTAAATCTCTATAAAATCTTTTTTTAATTAATTCATAATTACTTCCATCCATTAAAACACTTATAGCTTGCTCTTCTGCTATTTCAACAGACTGCTTGTAAGTTAACTGCATATGAAGATCTAACTCTTCTTGAGATTCCGGTAGGGTTTGTGGATCGTTTTCGTAAAGATTCATACCAAAAGCTTCTGCAGCAAAATCATTCATTTCTTGTGTTTGCATATCACCGAGTATAGATTCCATATACTCTGTTCTTTTTGCTACACCATAAGGATCTTGTGAATACGCTTTTATATCGTACATTCTCTCCGCGATACCATTAACAACAATATCTACAAATTTAGGTATAATAGGGACTGGTGTCCAATCTAAATTAAGATAGGACAAGTCACCGTTTATAGATAACTCATCCTTATATTTTTTTATTGATTGATTTCCACTAGCATATAATCTTAAGTTGTGGAAATTGTTTTGATTAGTTGAGTATCTACTGTGATTACGATCTTTATTAAACCATTCTGACTCAATAGCTTTAGCTACTTTTAATCCATAATCGTAACTAAGCTTCTCAGCGTCACTTACAACTTGACTAGGGAAATAATTATTTATAACAGACTCTGCCATATTTTACTTTATTATTTTTGATGCGTTTCCAGTATTAGTATACTTCGCAATATTTATGTTTAGTTTTTGCTTCTCAATTTTAGCATTAGGTCTGTATAAATTTCTATTACAAGCCATAATAGCTAATCCAGAACTAATAGATGCGTCGAATTTAGTTCTTTTCGTTATATCGAATCTACTCCAATCATTTAAAGTTTCGTTAAAATATATGTTTCCATAATTTCCATCACCTAAATGACCAACGTGACTCTGTATGTACATCTCAATAGCAGCTGCGTGAGCTTGCTTTATATCTTCACTTGAATTAGGTATTCCACCTATTTCTTTTTCTGTTACAGACAACTTGTTCCAAACTTTATCTGGTCTATTCATAGAATAACCTCTATAACCTCTTCTTCTTAAATGATACAATAACCTAGGTTTATTATTTTCCGCTAACATAGGCATTCCATAAAACACTAAGGCCATTAACACATCTTCAAAAAATATCTCAGCTGTTTGTGGTCTAGCTACATATTCTAAAAACATATGGTTAGGTGGGCAATCTTCCATTGAAAACTTGGTTAATCCGTGTAAAGCTCCATTCGATCCTTTACCATCCACTGTTCCTGATATATCATAACTGTCACAACCAAAAGCTCCCATGTGTTCGTTCGCAGGGTATCTTACATTGTTCTTCATTATGATTTTATTCTGCATGTGACTTGGTGGAAACCAACTAACTTTAAATCTACCTTTTGGATCTGGATAAAATATAACCTGTGTGTCTTTTACTCCATTAACCCATTGAAAATTTCCAACTGATAAAACCGCTGAGTTACCTATACCTTCATTGTAATCTATTTGTTCGTATATTTTAACAAGGTTGAAGATACTATTTTTAGATTCATCCCTAAAGGCATGTTCTGTAGTTCTTGGGAATTGTCTGTAAAATTCATTTAATCCATCTTGATCGGATTTTAATCCTTCTACCTCGTTATTCCAATGCTCTATTATACCTACATCTATTAATTCACCATCTGGTCCGAGCACGTCATGATCCGGATTATCGAAGACTGGATGTCCGTATTCGTCAATAAATCCTTCGTAGTTCCATTCCATTGGGATAAACAAAGAATATAAGCCAGACTTTGTTTGGCCATTTCTATTTCGCGATGTGACATCTGATGCGTTGTATAATTTTTTAAAATTGTCTCCACCTTTGTCTAATGCGTTTGAAGTTGAGCCCATCATACATTTACCAATTATTCTACTACCTAATCGTAAACATGTTTTTGTAACTCTCCAGTTATTTAATATGTTATCAGGTCTTTCCCACTTACCACTTTCATCATGAACCAATAAGTTTAATTTTTCTCCGTCATAACTATTATCTCCAGTGTTTTTCCAATCAATAGTTGTGTCTAATCCTTTTATGTCTTCGAGCTGTTCGTTCGTCGTAATTTTCTTTCTCGTAAACTTACTAGCTGGCACTCTATACGCTAATTCAGACTTAGGTCTATCCATTCCGTCTTGTATAGGTTTAAAAAAGAAAGGATAGTTAATTGATATAGGAACAACTTTATCTGTAAACATTTTTTTTGCATCCGCGCCTGATTTTGATAGTATACCATATCTACTATCACTCGATATAGTAGCTAAGTTAACTGTTTCTGC